GGCACGAACCCAGCCCTGCTCATCTGGATTATGATCTGACTTGCGAGCAGCGTGTCGGGTATCACCGATCCAACCATCCGATGCGCGGTCACGATCTGGGAACGAGTCATCAATCTGCTCTCTTAATTGGATAGCAGTTTTACTGAGTTTGACCTTCATCCAAGTAAAAGTTTTGCTTCATCTTCTGAGATGCCCAACTTCTCTAGAAGCGCAGACTTCTCAGCAGCCTTAGCCGCTTTCTCTGATTCCTCGGCTGCTTTAGCATCTGCAACAGCTTTAGCGAGTGTCTCGCGCTCTGCTAATTCCTCAGCAGTCATTTCACGAACAATCTGCTCACCTGTTGCATGATCGTAAATACCAATTTGAGTTGTCATTATGCTGTTGCCAATCCGTAGATAGATACTGTGCCAGTGATGTTTGTTGATGATGAAGATAGGATAAATCCTGTATAGGTTCTAGATGCGCTAGCTCTGCCACCAAAAGTACCCTGTGACTCGTTTATCCCAGTCATTACTTGACCATAGAAAGAGCCAAGTTGATTCGAATTACCTACTAATGAAAAATACATTGTTGCCGTTGATGGTTCTGTTGATGAACCTGTTGAAGTAGCAAGAGTCATTGCACTTGAGTTTGCACTAAATGTTGTTGTCAATGCAGCGTTCCATGTTGAAAAATTGAGTGATCCATAATAACCGCTGGCTTGTGTAGTTGGGCCTGCATAGCGTAACTGTAGAAGAAGGTCATCTGCTGCTGTTGCAGCTGAAATGTTTTCTATTACCACCATGTATTGCTTGTAGGTGCTAGTGAATACATTGTCAAAGGCTTGACCAGCAACGCTTGTGAAAGAAGTACGAGCAATCAAGGTTAATCCGCTAGATGATGTTGCAGGTGTTGCCCACTTTAATCCTGTGGCTGTGCTTGAATCTGCTGTAAGAACTTGATTATTTGTGCCTACCGCTAGGCGAGCAGGAGTGTCGTTTGCAGTAGCTGCAATGATGTCACCCTTAGCATCCACAATAGCGTTCTGAATTGCGTTGCTGTCATCCTGCGCAACCCATGAAAAGTCCATGTCTGTGTTAGATGCTTTAGCAAGTACCTGACCAGTAGTGCCACCCTTTAGATCTGCCATCGAGGAATCGATAGAGTTACCAAGTGTGCGAATGTCCAGAGCACCATTCTTAACCAATCCTGTATTGTCTGGAGTGCTCCAGTTAAAGTTCGGGGTTGTTGCCATTAAGTTAGTGCTCCTGTCGCGTTGTTCCAGATAAGTGTACCATTTACGCCTGTCCAAGCTAATGAACTAGGAATGACTGTTTCCCATTGAGTCGTGCTTAGGGATAGATCTGTTGCTGTGATGTAGAGGGTAATGTCCACAAAAGTAGGTGTTGCTCGAAGCGCGACATTCTCAACAAAGCCTTCAAAAGTTCCACCAAGTAAGTTGCTAGGCAGATTATTGATAAGGACAGGCTGACCAAAATAGATCCCAATAAGGCTGTCAAGCATTGCATTGCCGATGTCTGGGTTATCTAGGCGGAAAGTAATCACACCTAGTTGTTCTCTCGGACTACGCCTTAAATTAAGCTCTCTGGAGGCGATGTCAGTAATGTCTGCAAGGTTCTTGATGTTAGAGTCGAATGAACGCTCAAAGAGTCCGTACGAGGCTATAGAGTCGGAATCTGAGGTGCTGTAGGTTGATCCGTATCCTGTGGCGTAGCGATAGATAAGGCTGTTACGGATGCGAGCAGTCTGAGTTGTTGAAGTGATAGAGCTTGGTGTTGCATAAGCCCCATTGAGGAAAGTATAGCCATTCGCTGCAAGCAGGTTAGATCTGTGGTCTGCATCTGCATAACTAACATCTCCATTTTTTTCCTCAAAAACTGCTCCGAGCGCGCTATTGGCAATCTGATCTGCAAGGGTTTGAGATTTAACAGAAGCACTAGCTGCAACAGCGATCATCGTATAGAAGCCAGAATCGACTTCACCGACATAAGACTCTGCATCGTTCCATGTCGTAGTTGCTGGGTATGTATCCCATGTCACAGTTGGGGTCACTTCTGCCCAAGATAAGTTAAGAGCTGCGCCTAGAATGGCTGCAATCTGTGCGCCATCTAAACCTTCTGCAAGTGCTGTGTTATAAATAGCCTTAGTCAATCTGGCAAGTGAGCCAATGCCCAAGATCGTGCCTGTGGTCACATAGCCTGATTCTTCTGGGCTTCTGACACCAATGTTGAAGTCCGATACTTCTCCGCCAAAGACTGTGACATAAGTGCCAGATGAGTTCTTTAGCTCTAAAGTGATTGGCTCTGTGACATTGATGGTAAAAGGTGAATTGTCTGTGTTGATGATCTCTACTCGGCAGTAACCTGCTGTGGGTTGTCTGTCGATGTCTAAGCGACCAGAGGCATAGGAAACAGAGGTGACAGTCGTATAGACATCATCACCTACTGTAACTCGCCACTCTGGAAGCCATGTCATACTGCTGTTAGCGTTCCTCTGTCTCGCGCCTCACGAAGCACATTGTCAATAGCCTCAGCAATAGCGTTAGGATCTCCAATGCCTGTCTGGATTGTAATGTTATACGCATTAGCAGCTTGTGCTGCATAGCGTGATCCGCTTACCGCACCTGACACACCTGCTCCACCTGCTAGACCCTGCAATAGGGATGAGCGAGCAATGCTCTCTAGATCTAGAGTAGAAGCCATCTGGCTTGCAGCCGATGCGTTCTCCATGTCTAGCAAGTCTGCAAAGGCATTAGCGCGAGCTGCTGCCGCATCTGCGTATTCTAGGATCGCTTCGATTGAGCCACCGACTGTTGAGATAGGCGCAATGTAATCACCTGCTGGGATTCCAGAGCCTAAAGATGCGCTTGTTGGAATCTTAGTTGATCCAGTCGAAGCAAGATTGATCTCACGAAGAAGGCGAAGGGCGTTTTCAAGATTAGTGATGTTGATAAGGTCTTTAGGCTTTAGGCTTTCAAGGATTGATTTAATGTCCTGAAGCTTTACATTCTGCATACCTAGTGTGCCAAGCACTTTGAGATCTGCATTGAGTTTAGCAGTTGCAGCAATGATGGCTGCTTCATCCTTAGCAGCAATAGCATCTTCTAGGGCAAGGATTGACTTCTTGACATTGAGGCGAGCAGTATCGTTAGCAATCTGTAAGACCTGCGCTGCGCTTGTTGCGTTGCCTAATTGTTGAGCCTGAGATGTAAGAGCTGCTGCAATCTGGATCTTGTCCATGTCAAAGAGTTCGTTGCCCTTGTTGAGAGCAAGGTTAGCCTTGTCGATAGCCGCGCCAAGTTTCTTATCTTTAAGAATCTTAGCCTGTGCTGCTGCTTGTTCCTTTGTAAGCTTTGTGATCGCTGTAGCGTTCTTTCGAGCGATGGCATCTGCTCTCTGAGTATCCTGTGAGGATACAGTCATTGAGATGTTACCGAATCCCTTGCCATCACCGAACAATCCGCCAGAAGGTGCAAAGAATGAAAGATTCTTAAAGTCAAAGATTGACTTGGTGATCTTGATGAACTCGCCTGTTTCACGAACAAAGTTCGCAATTGACTGCGCTGCTTTGTCGATCTTGGCAATGAACTCATCTGTCGTATTAGAGTTAGTGATTGTCATTAAGGCATCGACAAGCCCTTGTCCAATAGTCTCTTTAGCGTTGTTACTTGCAACAGTTAATTTAGCAAGTGAACCTGCATAGGTATCGGCTGCTGCGCTTGCCTGACCTGCGAATAGAACCGATAGGCGTTCTTGGATCTGCTCAAAGGTTGATGTCGAAAGTTCTGCTTTTGTAAGTCCTACACCCAAGCGACCTAGTGCCTGAGTCTGTCCTAAGTATGCCTTTTGTAAGCTTTGTGAAACTTGGGTGACTGACTTGCCAGTTCCTGCCGCGATGTCAAGTGCAAGCCCAAGCAATTCCTGAGACTTAGTAACATCGCCTGTGGCGCGAAGCAAGCGATCCATTGCAGGGCGTAACTCATCATCAAGCACACCTGTCTGCATTTCAAGGCGAGAGATAAAGCCATTGACTGTGCCAATGTTAGATCCGTAAGCAAGACCCAGATTCTTTAGGGTAGTACCTAATGCCTTAGCTGCTTTGTCATCTTCTGCGAAAGCCTTAACAGAAGCCTTTGCATAAGAGAGAACCTTCTGTGCGCTATAAACAGCAAGCAAGCCTTTAGCAAGACCCTTGACATTCTTGGTCAATCTGTCTGTGGAAGTCTCAGCTTCCTTAAATGCCTTCTTGCCTACGAACTGGGCGGCTATGTCAATTCTTACATCTGCTGCCATTACTTAGCCGCCTTCAGTGTGTAGTTCTCGAACTTAACTTTTGAATCTTCAATTGCCTTGATAACAGCTGCGTTAGTCTTTCCGCCATCTTCTGCCCATGCACGAAAGATTGCGCGACCCTTCATCTTACGAGTGGCGCGACCTGATGCGCCTTCTGCTCGCTTGAAAGCATTAACGATTGTGCCTGTTCGATCTAAGGCTTCAATGAACTGCTGACCAGCATGAGGATTGTTGCTAAGAGATTGACCCTTAGAACCTGATCTAATTGTCTTGCCGAAATTAACATGTCCGGGGGCTACGACCTTAGACAATGGAGCTTGTGGTCTGCCTTGTGGATTTAATCGACCAGCAGTCTCATAGATAGAGCCTGAAGGCGATGCATTAACAATGCGAGCAAGGGAACGAAAGCCTGAGCGATTAGGCTTGGATGGTGTTGCTTTGTATCCAATGCCGCGCTTTGCTTCTCCCGATGACCACTCGATGCGTTCCCACGCACCTGTGCCTTGATTAGCCCATCCGCTAAGAGGTGAGGTCGAAGGTATAAATCCTCTAGCCTTGTTTGTGATCGGCTTTAAGATTGTGCCTAGTTCTTTTTGTGTTTCCTTAGCAAGATCTGGAGTGAACTTTTTGAGGGCTTTTCTAAGCTCTACCGCGCCTGTTACCTGTGTTGGCATCGCTCACCTCTTTCGCTTCATCCTTTAGCCCTTGCACTAATGCATCGAGCATGGTCTTATCAAGATCTAACAATTGCTGTGGCGCGATTCCCAACCTGATGCTTAGCCTAGCAATTAGGTAGGTGAATGGAAGATCGCGCTTTAAGCTAAAGGGTCAGAGTCCAACACTTCCACGCTTTTCAGCGTTTCAATGAACTCCATCCCGTAAGGCTTAACAGTTTCACCTGATCTGCGTGTGACTTCCCATGCAAGCCAATAAACATCCGATTGCTTCTCTTCATCTCTGAAGGCTTTATGGAAACCCTTTTTAGCGTACTGCTCGAACGCATACTCCACTGCTGGAGTTATCTCGCCTTCTAGCACACTTCCATCATTACGAACGATCTTTAGCTTTGCCATGTTTAGCCCCTTTGTTTAGTTTCTTACGCTGTTGTTACTGCGATTGTACCTGATACATTCCAAGTTACAGACTGAGTTGAAAGGTCTGCAACAGCACCATTTACAGGTGTGATGTTATTGACCAAGCATGTCATTGTGTAAAGTGGATTTGTAGCTGATACAGCAGCAGATGTCTGCTTGAATGTAACAGTGGTGTTTGTTCCCCAAGTTGCTTGGAGTGTCTGAAGTGTCTTAGCTGTTGCCTCGTCATTCAGGAAGTCGATTGAAATGCTTGAAGCTTCCAATCCCTTAACGAAACGATGACCAGAATCTCCAAGTGCGGTGACTTCAAGTTCATCGAAAGCGCGGTTGATTGTTACTGAAGTTGTTAAAGTAGAGAGATCAACCGAATTAACAGTTAGAACTCCTGTATTTGCTAAATAAACTGCCATCGGATTATTCCTCTTCTTTCTTAGTTACTGGCTTTGGTGCTGCTGGCTTTACCTGACCGATTTTGATCAAGAAAGCTTCCTGCTCTTTTTCCCATTGTGCCATGTCGGTCATGGTTAGCTCCAACTCGTTAGGATTGATACGGACATCTCGCAACTTAGCAAGTCTCCACTTGCAGCATTGAGAACACTAGG